ATATGGAATACAACGGTATGAGGATTGACGTTGAGAAGTGGATGTCTCTTTCATCCGTGGCAGAAAAAGATGCTGAAGAGTCCAAGGAAGTTTTTTTCAGTAAAGTCATTGATGATCTTTATAATAAGTTTGATCCAGATGATGCTGTAGAAATCTTTGATCGTTTAGCTATTCCTATAAAAACTAAAAGGTTTAGAAAAGAACTGGAGATCATTACAGTCCCTATTGCAATAAAAAATGCAATGAGGGAATATCTAAACTTGAATAGTCCAAAACAATTGAAGGAAGTACTAAATGCACTAGGCATTAATGTAGACAATACCCATAAGAATACACTAACTAAGATTAACAATCCTATTATTAATGATATTCTAAAATACAGGGGAGAGGCAAAAGCAGTATCATCATTTGGTGCTGACTTTCTTGATGCAGTCAATCCTGTAAGTGGTAAAATTCATACTAGTTATGGGCAAGTAGGTACACGTTCTGGAAGGGTTTCATCATGGAAACCTAATCTGCAAAATATCAAGCATGACAGTGATTACAGAGAATGTTTTATTGCAGATGAGGGTTATGATGTTATTACTGCTGATTTCTCTCAGGCTGAACTAAGGCTTTTAGCTGATATTACTAAAGACCCGCATCTTCTAAAAGCATATCTAGAGGAGTTGGATTTACATAGATATACTGCCTCACTTCTTTATGAAAAGCCTTTTGATGAAGTAGAAGCAGAAGAGAGGCGTATTGGTAAGACATTAAATTTTGCAATCGTATATGGAAGTACTAAGTATGGGTTGTTTTATAATTTTGGTATTCCTCTCGATGAAGGTGAGAAGCTTCTAGAAGGGTATTTCAATAATTATAGTGGAGTAAAGGCTCTTATAGATATTGGCGGAGAGATTATTTATAAGAAAGGATATTCTCTTACTCCTTTAGGTAGACGAAGATACTTCACTAAAAAAGAAGTATATGATAGTGACTTTGATTATGATAGGGAAAGACAGTCTATCATTAGAATGGGCATCAATCACGTCATTCAAGGTGGTTCAGCAGATATTACAAAGATGTCACTAGCAAATATTTTTTATAACAATCCCTTCGGAGATAAACTAAAGATTATTCATACAGTACATGATGAAATTGTATGCTTAGCTAAAAAGGATATTAGTAAGGAGGCTGCAGAGTTTATGACTAAGTGCATGAATGAAAGTGCGGAGCAGATTATGAAAGTAGTAAAAAGTGCAACTGATTTCACAATAGCACCCTATTGGAGTAAATAAAATATGGCAAAAAGTTTTATGGAGATGATGGATAAGGAATATGGTGATGATTTGGAATTTATACTAAGCAAAGATAACGAAGTAAAGGAGGTTATTCCTACTGGAATTTTATCATTAGATGTTTCCACAGGTGTTGGTGGTATTCCATTAGGAAGATTTACAGAAATCTATGGCCCCGAGTCATGTGGTAAAACAACATTAGCTTTGACTGTAGCTAAAGAGGCAATAAAACTAGGTAAAAGAGTTTTATTTGTAGATATGGAAAACAGTATAGATGTAGAGTATGCTAAAGCTATTATCGGATATGAATTTTCTCCAGAAGATTTATTGATAGCACAACCCGAAACCGGAGAACAAGCCATATCAATTATAGAGTTAGGTATTGCTAGTGAAGAGTTTGGACTTATCATTCTAGATTCTGTGGCTTCTCTAGCACCAGAAAAGGAGCAGAAGGACAATATTGCTGATAGCAACTATGCTCTAGTTCCTAGGTTGATGGCTAGGTTCTTTAGACGCCAAGTCTATAAAGTTAGAACTGGTAATGTTGCTGTATTATTCACTAATCAGGTTAGAGCAAAGATTGGGGCATATATCCCTACGATTGAACCACCAGGGGGTAATGCTATGAAACATTACTGTTCTATGAGAATCCTTCTAACTAAAGGTAAGGATATTAAAGATGATGATAAGGAGTCTATAGGAACTTCTACTAAGTTTGTTATTAAGAAGAATAAGGTAGGAAAACCTTTAAGAAGTTTCAATGTTGCAATTACTTATGGTAAGGGATATGATGTAAATCAAGATATATTGCAGTTTGCATCCTTCTTAGGAATTGTACAAAGGAGAGGCGCATACTATAAATTCGAGGATACTACTCTAGGAGCAGGTGTAGTTAACTCTGTAGCGTTCCTTACTGAAACCGATGAAGGAAAATTGATACTTGACAAAATTAAAGAAATGAGTTATAATATAGTCAATTCAACAAATCTAGGTATGGAGGAGGATACAGATGAATAGAGATTTCAGTGTGGAACGGTTGTTTCCGTTGGGAGACTTTAAGAATATTAAGTTTCGCTCGGAATTTAATAGTATACCACAAAGCTTGGCTCTTGATACACAGTTCATGAATAAGCTGGCTAAGTTAATGATGTATGAAGTTGATGTTTATTACAGAGAATATCTTAAAATCCTTCGGGATTATAATACATTATCGCTGGAAGAATCTTTGGAAGCGCTCGATAAAGTACGGGTAGATACCCTTGGAGAGATTAGCGCATATTTAGAAGAATTGGAGGATTAAATGTCATTTGCAAATATTCCAGAAAGACAAGAGTTTGAAAGTAAGTACCAGAAACCTACATGGATTCGTCTAGATGCAGGTCAGTATGTGGTAAGGATTTTAGATGATGCTCCTGTAGAGTCTTATAAGCATTGGGTTAGAGGAGTAAGTTTGGTATGTATTGGGGAGGGTTGTCCTGTTTGTGAGAACAACGCTCAGATTAGAGAGGAGTATCCAGATGATTTTAAAGATGTTCGTGGATATTCGCCACGTAGTTTGAGATATGCAGTAAATGTTCTAGATAAGACACCAGTAAAGGTTTGTCCTCAGTGTAAGAGTGAGAATCCTCGTGATGTTACTGGTCAGTTTCCTCCTGTATGCTTAAACTGCCATGCAGTTCTACCGGAAGATTTAGTCCCTACTACAGTAGATCAGGTAAAGATTTTGGATCGTGGAGTTCAGTTGTTTGAGCAGTTTAATACTGTCGAGGCAACAATTAATGATCCACTAACTTCACCGCTGTTTACTGGAGCGGAGGGTGAAAAGAAACACTACGATCTTAAGGATATTGACATAGCTTTGATTGTTAAGGGACAGGGAAACTCAAAGACTGTAGTTCCTGTAGCTATCTATAAAGGTCTTGATCCAGTTCCAGAAGGGCTAGAGAAGTTTGATCTTGAAAAGGCTAAGCTTGTTCTGGATAGAGACGAAATGGTTAATGTAATGAGCGGTGTAAGATTACGTGATGTATTGATCGCACGTAGTTCTAAAAAGGAAGAGGCTGTAGATAATTCGGAATCTCTTCTTAGTGAAGTCAATAGTACTAGTAAGAATATTCAAGAGAGTTTGGCTGAACTCGGTTTTGATACGGAGTAAGATCGGGGGAGGAGAAATCCTCCCCTTATCCTTATAAGGAGGGCATATGGAAGAAAATTTAGTAGAACAATACTATGATAGATTAGAGCAGAGCAAGGTTGCTTCTCATGCCCTAGTTCCATTTTATGTTTCCTTATTTAGCCTAGATATGGATTTACTGGACAACCAGAAATTACATGTACAATTCAATAAACTAGTAAAGATGTACGGAAAGCTTAATGTTTTCCTGTCTTTACTTGATATGGCTGATATGGAAAATATCAATCATGATAATATATACAGGCTAGTTTCTTACTTATGTAAAAGACGTTTGATGGATAAACTAAAGGGTAATCCAAATAAAGTGGAAGACCTATCCGATCTTATAGAGAGATTGGAATCTAAGAGAACAAGGAGAACAAACCTAGATGAGTTTTTCGACTGAGATGTATAGCCATGAGGCTGAAATAGGACTATTGAGTATCCTTATGAAGAATCCAGAGTCCATTTATAACATAGCAGACCTCACTAGTGATATGTTCTCTTCAGAGCAACATAAAGTTATCTTTAATGCTATTAGTGAGTTGGCGTTGGCTGGAAATTCTACAGATGTAAATACTATTATAAGTCACTTACAAATGAAAGGTAGCCTAGAAAGAGCAGGAACACAGACTTATATATACTCTATCTTTTCTAGGGCTGGTAATGTAGAAGATTTACCTTTATTTGTACAAAATATTGTTGGTGCATATAAGGCTTCTCAAGTTATAAAGCTGGCTTCTATTATACCTAGTAGGATAACTAAGCTTGCTGATGTAGATGGTGCTATTCAATCTTTTAGGAAAAGCTTAGACGATATTAGTAAAGCCGATTCTATAAGTGGAACAATAGATATAAAGTATGCTCTAGAGGAAAGTTGGAAATATATCAAGGAAAAACAAGAGAATCCAGATAAAGTCGGTATAGCGACTGGAATTAAACCACTAGACTCAATAACTGGTGGGTATCATGGAGGAGAGTTGTGGTTTATAGCTGCAAGACCTTCACATGGTAAAAGCGCTCTTATGCTGAATTCTGTTGCTACTCTTGCTAGTAGAGGGATTCCAACTTTAGTGTTCTCTTTGGAGATGTCTGCTAATGCTTTGATGGAGAGGATGTTATCTATTAAGAGTGGTATTCCACTTTTACATATTAGACTAGGTAAACTTGAAGGTAAAGAAATTTCTTTGCTGAAGGATGTAAAGGATGAGCTAAGTACTTATCCTGTATTTATCGACACAAATTTTAACATTAATGTCCCATATTACGAATCTACCATTAGGAAGTATCATCATTCTCACGGGATAAAGGTAGTATTCTTAGATTATATTCAGCTTCTTGCTGAAAGGGGAAACGAGGCTACCCATGAGTTGGGTAGGATTTCCAGAACTTCAAAGATGCTTGCAAATGATCTAGATATTACAAATATAGTTTTATCTCAAGTCAATAGAAATTGCGAAATGAGGGATGATAAGCGCCCTATTATGGCTGACCTAAGACAGTCTGGTAATCTTGAGGAGGATGCAGATATTATCGCAGTTCTTTACAGAGACGCTGTTTATAATAGACTTACCGAAAGGAAAGATTTGTTAGAGTTTATCTTAAGAAAACACAGGAATGGCCCTATTGGTATGATACCATTAAATTTCAAGGAGGATACAACAGCTATCTATGGTAATTAAAAATCCAAAGGATAAAGGAAGGCGATGGGAAAATGAAGCTGCGG